GAACAATACTGTTGACGATGGAGCGGGCAAAGGTGACCGTCTCTGTGCGGTTCTCCTTGCTGAGCAGCATCCATTTACAAGCGCAAGCCGCTTGCCCTTGGCTGTAGCAACCGAGCAGCTACACATCACGGTTGATGATGCCGTACTTGGCAATCGCCGCAGCATCCTCGACGTACTCAAACTCAACCTCGCCCAGGCCATCATAGGTCTGATAGCCGATGGTTGCTGTACTGGCACGCGCCTTCTGTGATGTGCCCGAGTAGTTGAAGATACCGTCAATTACGTTGGCTGCCGTGATGACGTACTGCGGATCAGATGGCTTGTCCTGGCTGACCACCAACGTGCCAGCGCCGTAGTAAACAATCCCACGGAATAATGCCGTGAACTCTTGGATGACGTTGTAAACTTCATCACGGCTGTTGAGCAGCAGGTTGCAAAGGAACCGTGGCTCCTGGGCGCCTTTGCCATCACTGACCAAAGTGTTGCAGTATTGACTGATCGTATAGAAGTCGTAGCGATCAAGACTACTGGCCGGGATGGCGGCCCCGTAGCGTGTATTAGTCAGCAGATCCCACAGGCACCAAGCTGGATCAGCGCACCATGTAGCGGAACCAAACGTACCATCCCAGACGCCTGCATAGGTGACGCGGCCAAGGTAGGTTGTGGTGTCTACCGTGGCATTACTTGGCAACTGTACCTTGATGCCACGCACCAAGTATTTACGGGATGGGATACTACTGAATTGACGGCTGTCAAATCGCAGGAACGATAGTGCGCTGTTGGGGTAACGCAGTTTCTCGTCAATGATTTCTGTGTAGCTGTAGAAGTAAGTTTTATTCTGGCTCCGTGCGCTGATTGCATCAGCCGAGATCCGCTTCAGCCGGATGTCAACCGGGAACGCACCGCTTAAGGTCAGCATGTAATCACGCTGATAGCTGTTGGTTGTCTTGCCGCTGATCGTGTCGGCAATTACAGTTGTGAATCCGCCGCCGTTGTATTGAACCTGGATTTCAATGTCAACGCTATTACCGGTGATGTCACCGTTGGTTTCAATGGTCCGGCACGCTGGCATCTGCACCGTAACGCGCACGCGATCGACATCAACATCAGTGACCGTCCTGGTGACTGCCGCCGTGAATGATGCCTCTACATTGACGCCCTTCTCTAGCTCTGTTCCATTTGTGTTGGGGATGTACGCTTGCGCTTGCGTACCGTTGCGCGTGACAACTGTGTAACCAGTGAAGTTATCAGTTCCAGATGCGCTTTGAATTGGTGTGCCATCAAGGTAGATACCCTTAGCGCCGCCTTCAATGCCTTCTATTTCGCCTTCACTGAGCAGATCCAGTACACTGCCATATTGGACTGACTGGAGCGAATCATCGGATTCCGTTGCGATATACGACTGCCCACTGCCGCCGCCGCCGCCTTTACCGCCACCACCGCCACCGCCACCGCCAGAACCTTGGATGTATGTCATACCAGTTGATCCACGTCGAGGCCACTGCTAATCACAGCAGATCCGATGTAGCACCGACCATAGCAAATCGGAACCGGCATCCCCTGCTGCACCGTATTGGTGATGCCAGAAAAGGTAAACGACTCAAGCCGTGCCGCCTCTTTGCCGCGTTCAAAGCTGGAAAATGTTGGGGTAGGTGACAGCATCTGGGCGACGCCGCCGACCACCAGTGATACGCCTAGGAAGCCGACGGCTGATGCAAATGCACCGCCAACCAAACCCATGCTGATGGCAGCGCCAGCACCTGTTGCGCCTCCAAGACCAGCGCCAAGTCCAAGGAATCCACCTGCCGCTGGACCAATGACAATGGCCAACGCCACCAAACCAATACCAGCCAGGATCTGCCCTGCGCCTTGGCCAGCACCAGCGATCACGGGCGTGATGCTGAACACGTCGCGCTCACTCCATGGCAGCAGCAAGGCGCCAGCTTCAGCTTCACCGATCCGCTCCTTGCCGATCGTCACCCGATAGCCGACGCCATCTTGCTCGCTATCGATCAGCCACTTGTCCAGGCCGGGGAAGTTGGCGCACAATGCCTTGATGGCCTGAGCAGGCGTATCAGCCTCGAATTGGAAGCGGCATTGCCCTAGCCGTTTGCGCAGGGCGCCGTAGACCTTAACGACTTTCATGCCGCAAGACCATGGCAGTGTTCTTAGTATAGTAGCTCCCAAGAACGTCCCTGCTACTCAGTCGTCCTTGGATGTGATGCAGGATCTGCTGGTCGTCAATGTAGATTGCCGCGTGATTTGGTAACTTGGATCCAAGCTGCATCAGCAAGGCATCACCATATTGCAACTCTTCAAACGGGATCTTGCGGAACCCTTCGCGGTGGAAGTTGTCAACGTATAGGTTCTCGCCACGCTCCCAGAATAGGTCGCGGCGTTCGTAATCATTGAGTTGCAGGCCAAACTCTTTGCCATACCAATCACGGCATAACGTGTAGCAATCAACCACACCAAAGACAAATTCCCGGCCAACGTATGGCAGATCAAAGTTATCAGGCTTGCAATCGCCCCATGATTCTGTCTTCGGATTGACGATCACCCATGGCAAGCCTGACTTCTGACAGGCAACGCGATCCGCTTGGCTCGGAGCTGGATTGGTAGCAGGGTGGCTGTGCACAATGGCTACGATTTCGCCCTGGTCTTCCACTCGCGCATAGTCTTCACCACTTAGCACAAAATGCTCATCCGGTGTAGCGGCAATGTTTTGGCAGGGGAAGTAACGGCGCCGACCTTTGACCACTGCGATCAAACCGCAGCATTCGCGTGGATCCTCAGCTTGTGCGTGCTCTAAGATTTGAGCTTCAAGTGTTTCGTTTAACTTCATTGTGATAGCCCTGCCCCAGGGTAGCTGCCGAATGGTAATGCAGTGTCCGGTGTGCGGAAGGTGTACTTGGCGTTTGATGTGAACGTGTAGGTCGCAGAGCTAGGTGATGCTGGCAGGAAGTATAAGTTGACGGTAATTGTATCGGCATACAAGTCGCCATAGCTGTTAAGGTAAATGATGCCAGATGCGACAGATGCGATGGTCGTCTCAATGCCATTGCTGCCAAATACAATCATCCCGGCAGATAGACCGGTTGTGTCTATGTTGATTTGCTGAGCGGTTAAAACTATTGTTTCGCTTTGGTTGTTGCCAAGATCGTAGTAATAGGTCTCAAAGGTTGGAACATAAGTCCCCGCCCGAGCGATTGAATATGGCCTATTGCTAAGCGTTACCGTTGTGCTTGCAATGCCTATTACCGTTGTGCTCGCTGGGATGTACGTTCCAGTTACTACTTGACCAACGCTGATGCCGGTGTTGCTTGAAACTACTACCGTTGCGTTTGTTGTTGATACAGTACCTGTCTTTGTGCTTAGTGTTGTCATCGTTGCAGCTTGACTCAAGGTCAGCGTGGTGGCATCAACGATGGCGCTGATCGTGGTCCCGCTTGGAATGCCCAACCCAGAGACGGCCTGGCCTGCGTTGAAATTAAAATACGATGCCACGGTCATTGACGTGCTGCCATTCGTCACAGACCCATCAAGCGTAAATGGCGTGAAGCGTACATTACAACTGCTCAACCTTTTGCCGCATACATCACTGCCGCTTGATGCTACTTTATTGTCGTTGATGTCGTAATAGTCAGTGCCGTTGTATCCGCATTCACCACCGCGATAGGCCCACTGGCATACATTGGCGATGATCTGACGCCGTGGCAGCATCACGCCAGCAAGATCAAACTTACTGGCTAGTTCAAACTCAACTGCTGCGCGGTTTTCATTTGCCTTCCGGTCCACATACCAGATTTCATCCGGGAACTTAGCGTGCGGATCCGCCCCGGCCTCACCGTCCAGGTATTTCTTCAGTGTACGGATCCGAACAACCTTCGCCCCGCCAAGGTCATTGCCTGCGGTGATCATGTTAACTTGCAACAGCAATGCAGTAATGCTGCTGCCGATGTTGCTAACGGTTAGCGACGGGCGTGGCAACGTGCCGGTGCTGGAATAATCAAAGCCAGTAGCCTCAATCGGCAGTCTTACATACGCTTGG